CTGGGGACTGTCTTAGGCTTCAATGCGACAACAGGGGACCCAGAAGTTGGCCCAGAGATTGCGGATGTTTCTTCGCTTGCGGCAATCACGGCAGATATTTCAACACTTGCGGACATCGAAGATGGCACGGATGCAACTGATGCAATCCAAACTGTGGCTGGCATTTCTGGGAATGTAACGACCGTTGCCGGCATAAGCGCGAACGTCACAACGGTTGCGGGGATTGCATCGAACATTGCGAGTGTTGTCGCAGATGAAGCTGATATTGGCACGGTTGCCACTAACATTGCCAGTGTGAACACGGTCGCAACAAATATTGCAGATGTTATCACAGTCGCCAATGATCTAAACGAGGCGGTGTCTGAGGTTGTCACGGTTGCTGATGATTTGAATGAGGCCGTTTCAGAGATTGATACAGTCGCCGCGAATATTGCAAATGTGAATACTGTTGGTGATGGCATCGCAAACGTGAACACCGTTGCTACAGACTTATCCGGCTCTGATACAATAGGTACGGTCGCTGGTATTAGTGCGAATGTGACAACTGTTGCTGGTGATAGTGCGAACATCGGCACGATTGCTACAGACTTAAATGGCGACGATCACATTGGCACTGTCGCTGGTTCAATTAGCAATGTGAACAATGTTGGTGGCTCAATAGCAAATGTTAATACTGTCGCTACAAATCTCAGTGAAGTTAATAGCTTTGCTAACACATATCGGATAGGTGCAACTGACCCAACCACATCGCTAGATACTGGTGATTTATTCTACAATACAACATCTAATCAGATGAAGGTGTATAATGGATCAGCTTGGGAAGCTGGCGTTCTTGCTGGCGCTGGTGCATTGCTTACTGCAAACAATTTATCAGACCTTGCTGATAGAAAAGAAGCGCAATCTAATTTGGGATGGTATCACAGCAAAACCATTTCAGCGAATACGACAGCACCATCTAGTGCTGAAGTTATCACTGGCAGCGAGTTAGTGATTAATAATGGGGTTACTTTAACAATCCCGAACGGTAGCCGTTTAGAAGTTAAGGCTTATGCAAACGGTGAAGTATTGTAACAAAGGAAACGAAAAATGGCTCTTAAACTAAATAGTGCAAGCGGCTCGATTACAATCTCACCAGAGGATGGCTCGGGCAACGTAAATGTAACATTCCCACGCGCTGGTTATGCGGGAAACGCAAGTCCTACTTTTACAGGTACGGTGACGGCGGCTGATCTTACCTTGTCAGGCAATCTGACGGTAAATGGGACAACCACAACTGTCGCGTCTACGAATACAACTATCAGTGATGGATTGCTTGAACTAGCAAATGGCACAACTGGTACACCAGCGAATGACACTGGTATTGTGATTGAACGTGGCTCAGAGAACAACGCATTCATTGGATTCGATGAAAGCGCAGACAAGTTTATTGTTGGTACTGGCACATTTACAGGTTCAAGCACAGGCGATCTTTCCATCACAACTGGTACACTGGTTGCAGATGTTGAGGGCGATCTTACTGGTGATGTTACTGCAAACGCTGTCACAGTAAACGGCACGTTAGACATCGAAGAAGTTTACGAAAAGGTAACTACCATTACCTCGACAACTGGAACGATTACTTTTGACACTACAGCGCAAGGAATTGTTTATGCGACAGCCGACCAAACGGCGAACCGCACAATTAATTTCAGCAACGTAAACTCAAATCTTGCGACAGGCCAATCTGTAACGTGTAGCGTTCTTATTACAAACGGAACAACTGCGTATTATCTTAATGCCTATCAGGTAGATGGAACGGCAGTAACGCCAGAATGGTCAGGTGGGTCTGCACCTAGTTCTGGGAACGCAAGTTCTATAGACGTTTATACATTCACAATTATCAAGACAGCGGATGCAACATTCACTGTGTTAGCGTCACAAACTCAGTACGCATAAGTAAAAGGGTAAACAAATGGATTTTACAAAGAAGAATGGTGTTTTACCTGAAAAGCAGCGTTTGTTTGCCCCTATGCTCTCTACGTTTGGGGGCGGTTCTTCTCGTGGGTTTAATCCGGGCGCAGGTGTACCCCCGGGTCAGCAAGAATACACATCGGCGGGAACCTATACTTGGGTTGCTCCAGCTGGTGTAACTAGCGTTTCTATTGTTGCGGTAGGCGGCGGCGGAAGTGGGGGTAGCACTCGACACGGTGGCGGCGGTGCTGGTTTGGGCTACAAGAACAACTATTCTGTTACCCCGGGAAGTTCGTACACAGTAGTTGTAGGCACTAGAGGTCAAATTACCAACGGTAACTTAACGGGTGCAGATGGCGGAGATTCATATTTTGTAAGTACATCTGTTGTTAAAGGTGGCGGCGGCGGCGGTTCTGGTGCCCCTGGAACTTACACTGGTGATGGTGGTGGTAACGGCGGCTCTGGTGTAGGTGATGGTCAGAACTATCCCAACTGGAGTGGCGGCGGCGGTGCTGGTGGATATTCTGGAAATGGTGGTGATGGTTCTGGTAACGCAACTAGTGCTGGCAGTGACGGAGCTGGCGGCGGCGGCGGCGGTGGCGGCGGCGGAAATGGCTGCGCTGGAGGCGGCGGCGTTGGTCGTTATGGTGAAGGAACAAGCGGTGCTGGTGGTGCAGCTGGAGGTGTTGGTGTTGGCGGCGGAGGTGGTTCGTCAGGTTCAAACGGTGGTTACAATGTTGGTGGTGGAAAAGGCGGAGGCGGTGGTCAAGCTGGCTCTGGCAACCAATGTTTAGGTGGCAAAGGTGTAGTTCGAATTATATGGCCTGGGGATGAACGTCAGTTTCCATCAACGCAAACAGAGGATTTATAATGAATATGTTTATTAAAGTTCTTAATGGTGTGCCGCACGGGAATCCGATTCTTGAAGATAACTTTCGGCAAGCGTTTCCAGATATTGATGTAAACAATTTACCCGAAGGTTGGGCAAGATTTGAACGCATTGAGCCGCCAATGATTGGTGTTTATGAAGTATATGAAGGCGCAAGTTACCAACAAGATGGGGACGTTTTTAAAGATTCACATCAAATTCGCCAAATGACAAATGAAGAAAAAATACAAACACAGAATCATGTAAAGCAAGCGTGGTCAGATGCTGGTGGTTTTAGTTCATGGATTTTTGATGAAGAAACGTGTTCGTTTAATGCACCTGTAGCTCAACCAGCAGACGGACGCTCATACATATGGGACGAAGAAAATTTAAGGTGGAACTTAAATGGATAAACGTACAGTATCATCAGCGCATGACCGCATCGACACACTTGAAAAGCAGATCGTTGCAATGAAAACGGAAATGGATATTCAGTTTCGTGATCTGTTCAACCGTGTCAAAAGACTAGAGGCTATTATGATCGGCTCATCGGCAGCTATTATTGCCATGTTGCTGCGACTTACTTTGACGGGCTAGATCGATGGACCCGGTTAGCTGCGTAGCACTAGCAACAGGCGCATTCAAAACGCTCAAAGCTGCGATCTCTACCGGGAAAGATATTCAATCGATGGGCAACACCCTGGCAACCTGGGGCAAGGCGTTCTCTGATTTTCAAAAGATCGAGGAGCGATCGAAGAACCCGCCCTGGTGGGAAAAGACATTCAAAGGATCCGATGAAGAAAACGCGATCTTGATTTGGAATCAGCGCCGCAAGTTCGATGAAATGCGCAAGGCCATCAAGGATGAAATAAGTTTTGTCTATGGTCCATCAGCATGGGATGAGGTTCTACGCATCGAGGCAGAGCAACGCCGGATCCGCAAAGAACAAGCGTACAAGAAACAAGAGTTCATTGATAACTTAATTAACTGGACCGTTGGGATCTTTGCCTTCCTGGTGGGTGGTGCGGTGTTGGCCCTGGCTATCTGGATCGTTGGCAAAGCTCGAGGCCAATGGTGATGTGGATCCTGGTGTGGCTTAGTTTCGTAGACAATAAGTTCGAGTATTATCAGCTCGGATCTTTCGGGACAGAGGCGCATTGTAACAGGGCAAAGACCAAGGCAGAGGTTATGGTGAAGAATGTCGGGCAAGCAATCGCCTGTTTTGGAGTTGATAGAAATTAAGCGGAATGTCTGGTGTGTATACAAAAACGGAAAAGTTGTTATAATCACCACGCATAAACGGATAGCGGAGCGTTTATATGAACGAGCTAATACCTGATAAGATGGCCTACCAGATCAATAAAAGGCGGATGGCCTGGTCTGCCCTGGGCATGATGATAATTACAACCATAGCGACAATCGTAGATCCGCAACGGATGGCCGGGGCGGAAAGTGTATTGATGACACAATACATTGCATTGTCTGGATTGGTGGGTGCGTACTTTGCTCTAAGCAAAACAAGCGCCGGGAGTAAATCAGAATGATACAAGCATTGATAGGGCCGCTCACAGAGCTTGCCGGGGGCTGGTTAAAGGGCAAGGCAGACAAGCAAGCTGCGGATGCAAAGCTAAAACTGACAGAGGCGGAAGCGAAAGCAAAGATCCTTCTCAGCAAAGAAACATCGATTGCCGATTGGGAAAGGATCATGGCTGAAGGTTCGAAGTCCAGTTGGAAAGACGAGTGGTTCGTAATAGTTCTGAGTTTGCCCTTACTTTTATGTTGGATACCAGGGACCGAGGGCTGGGTAGAGCGCGGCTTCGAGCAACTGGATAAAGCACCGGACTGGTATTTTTATAGCCTTGGAATTGCAATAAGCGCCTCTTTTGGTGTGCGCGGTGTGCAAACATTTTTTAAGAGGAAGTGATGGAACTTTGGCAATGGATAATGCTGTTTTCAGCGGTAAGCATTAACACAATCGTAAATTGCTGGAGGCTTAGATTGGAAATGAAACGATGAAAGGATTAAAAAAATGAGATTGATTGATGAAATTGTTGTGCATTGTACGGCCACAAACCCCAAGTGGTATGCGGACCGATCGGCCGAGGATGTTGTAAAAGAGATCCGCCGCTGGCATGTCGAGGAACGTAATTGGTCAGACATAGGATACCACGCGATCATTCATAGGAATGGCGAGGTTGCATTGGGGCGTCCTGATTATCGCAAGGGAGCGCATGTCGCCGGGCATAATTCAACTACCCTGGGCGTTAGCCTGGTCGGCGGACGCGGTGCGGTTGCTGATGGTAAGTTCGAGGACAACTACACGCCGGAGCAAGATGAAGCGCTGCGCAAGTTGATCGGTGAATACAAAGGAAAGTACCCAGGGATTTTAAAAGTTACCGGTCACAATGATTATGCAAGCAAGGCTTGCCCAGGTTTCAACGTGGGTGAATGGTATGAAGCGTAGGTTCGATCCTGTTCCCAAGGATAAGAAGTCGGGCATTCCAAAGAAGTATGTGAAGGGATCGAAGGATCCGGACGCAACTCGGCGGGAGATCATGCGGACCAGGGCGCTTTATAAAATGGGAAAGCTAACCCCGGCCATGATGGACAGAATTAGCAAGCAACGGAGTCAAAGATAATGGCGGCACCAGAGAAGTATAAAAAGATGTTCGGCGCAGCCCGGGCGGAAAAGATATACAAGCGTGGCCTGGGCGCGTATTACTCGAGCGGGTCACGGCCAAAGATGTCGGCGCATCAATGGGCCGTTGCCAGGTTAAAAGCACATGCAAAAGGTAAGGCCACAGTGAAGAAAGCTGATGGCGATTTATTCAGGAGAAGCTAAATGCCATATTCTAAATACTCTCCCAAGCAAAAGAAACTGGCGGCCGTTGCCGGTGATCCCAAGAAGATCGAGGCCGTTGATCTAAAGAAATTAGCAAAGAAACGAATGACAAAAAGGACAGCGTAATGCCATACGGAAAAGGTACATACGGATCGAAGGTCGGACGCCCATCGAAGGCGGACAAGAAAGATCCTAAGTTGAAAAAGGCAGCCATGAAAAAAATGATGGCCGCCAAAAAAGGTTAAGACTTTTCGGGCCGGAGCTTCGGCCTGATACTTTTCGAAAGAACGTCTGTCTTTCGGCAGTATAGGTTTGCGTTCAGGTAAGTTGCCAAGCCTTCGTTCTCTCTGATTGCGACCTGGCAAGCCTCGGAGCTGGGCAAGATCCACCGGCTTGTCATTGTTTGCCCCCGGATCTCATATTCCAGGACCAACAAGAAAAAGTATTCCATTGATTTTCCCTTTCGTTCTATTACAAATGTTGCGTGGGTCGCAGAAGTGATGGCAAGTTTAACCCAACCGTAAACTGGCTTGCCTGATCTGACTGATGCTCGGCAAAAATATCGGCATCAGAGCGGCCCACACGATTAAATCTTTCTTCTCCCGTCCCGAAATTTTAGCTTATAAACCTTGGCCATTCCATCAACTGAATTGACGTGAACACCAAGTTCTCGAGCGGCCTCAGCTTTGCTGAACCCTGCGTCTGCCAACTTTCTATAATCTTCTTGCGTGTATCCCTTGCGGCCATGCCCGGACAATCGGATCGGCCAGTTGAGATTGTATTTCTGAACCAGGTTCGAGATCGAGCTGGTGTTTTTATTTAGAAGCTGCGCCGCCTGGGAGCGAGATAACCCCTGGTCCGCCATGCGCTGGAGATACCCGGCAATCTCCTGTTCATGCCGGGCTTTCATTTCAAACCATTCATTAATCATTTGCCAACACTCACTTGGGTACGCGCCCATTTAGTTTTGTCCAGGATCTTTGTTTGATTGCCTGTTCCCAGGGCATCGATCGCGTCCTTGTTCTTTTCTTTGAACGCATCGATATGTTCGCTCGTGCATCCGGTCCAGCCCTGGTATCCCTCGAGCATCTTTAGATATGCCTCGGTGTAATGGTTCGCGTCCTGGAACGTATCGCGGATCTTTCCGTTGTGTTCGTACAGCTCGTATGTCCGGATCTCTGGCTCGGGTAAAGGGTGAACACTGATGTCCGGGTTCTTGCGCGGAGCTTCTTTCTTTGGAGCTGGTTGCTTTGCTGGTGCTTCCGGGAGATCTTCCCCGGCGTAGATGTAAAGGCCCAGGCCATGCATGGCGATTGCCTTCACCAGGCAACGCATCCGGGCATCGTTGATTGCCCTGGCATCCGGGTTCTTGATTGCGCGGTTGTTGTTGTCCATGACCGCAAGCCACATCATATGTGTGACACCATCGATCTTGACGCTGCATCGAACCTCGCGGCTGTTGTCTGGGTACACAACATCATCGTGCAGCTCGTATGTCGCGCTCTCGGTGTTCTGTTGAACGTGCTTCCAGGCATCCGCCCAGGACAAGTAATCAAAGCGGCCTTTGCGTTCCTTGTCATTGTTGACGTTGACCTCTGATAAAGTTTTCCAAGTCTTATTCATTATTTCACTCTCACTGTTACGCCAGGATGACCCAGCTTCATTTCTGCACCAGGTACAAACTCCCCGGCCTCTAGTTGTTTCTTGATCTCCGCCAGGTCAGGCGATCTTTTCACCTTCGTTAGCTGCGTGGGGATCTCCTCGGGGTTCGAAACGAATACACTTTGCCGGGGCTTTGTGCGGCTAACGGTAGCAAGTGGGTGCTGGATCTTCTTCGATCCGATAGCATCGAGCAAGTGTCCAATCGTCTGTGATATCGCGTCCGCCTTTGCATCCAATCGAGCCGCACGTTCCTGGTAAGTTT